ATGTACCCGCAGTTTGTGTGGATTCCGAGTAATTTGAATGAGAAGCCGGCTTTTGTAAGTAATTCTCTGCTAGAAGGGCTAAAGATGGTCGCCACCACAAATAGTTTCGGTATTAATAATCTACCTCGTGGTCGTGTTATGTTTACGGGGCGGGATTTGAGCAACCGTACATTTATTGATGAAACAACTCTTTATAAGACTGTAAATAATAACAATCTTACAGAGGAGGGATTTGATGCCTTTCTTCGCCTACAGGGTTTTAATACTTCTGTAGTGTCTGCTCGTTTTCCTACAATGGGAACTCTTGTAGAAATGCACATTCCCAATAATCTACAGAATGCTCCTGTATGGATTAATGTGAATACATCATCAGTTCGTGACGAGTTCTGTGATACAGTATCTATTGTATATAATCTATCAACGAGTCTATACAATCAGGCCCGTATGAATCATGAGTTTAATGTAGCAGATGACGGTCATGTAACTACACAGTCTGTTCATCTTATCGTTGATGAGATTCCGGAGTCACTCCGTTACATTGAGCAGAGTGGACGGCAGTGGCACAAGGCTATTTGGCTCAACAACGAGCCTGCAACGCAGACATTTGTTACAATGAGACTCCATGATGGAAAGACTCTTTCTGCGCAGACGACTCCAACAATTCTTCGGACTCTAGCACTAAAGTATCTGCTCAATCTACATAGGAATTGCTCCGATGAAGAGAATACTACTAATCTGAAGAATCTTAAGAATATGTTCAGTGCTTTCTCTGAAGATAAGCAACAGACCGAGTATAGTAATCTATACGATCAGTGGCTCAACGATCATCGTGATAACTTTGAACTGATTGGCAGTCTCAACTGGGTCAATACAGAGCCCATTGTAGCATGCTCATCAAATGATGTGCTAGTTATTTAAACAAAATAGGTAAAAAAATTTGATTATACTTTAAATTATTTTTAACGCAGCAAGATGAGTTTCTTATCAGAAATTTCCTATTTCTTCGGAGGATTTGGGCTTTTGTCACTCTTTTCTCCAATTCTAACACCTCTTTTCTTTGTTCTCCGTCTATTTGGCGTTCATTATTATACGATTCGTAATGATGAAGAAAAGGTTCGCGCCGTGATTAAGTATCTACAGAAGAATACAACCAGTTCTGAAATTATCTATCAGCATGGAAACAGTTTTCCTTCAGGAACATTCATCAGCCCAACCTGTATAGGTTTCTACAAGTATTCAGGTCTTCGTGACGCTGGAACAGGCGAAGTACAGATTCTAACAACAAAAGCGATGTTCGCAAAAATGGTTGAATCAGATAAAATTGCTTCGGCATTCGTATCCACCAAACTTAGGGAATCAGTAGAATCTAGTGAATTTATGGAAGAAGAACGTCCTCTTCAGATTTATTGTCGCATTGGAGAATATACAAACCTCTATTATTCAGCTCTACGTCTTGATGTTGAAGGTCTGGATCCAAAGGGTCAGCAGAAAGAAATTGTTGAGGATATCTGCCAGAAGTATAATGAAACAAAACGCGGAGTCTTCTTTATTCATGGTATTTCAGGAGCGGGGAAAAGTACAATTGGTCTGCTCGTAGCCAAGCAGTTGAAGGGGACATTCTGCCACACATTTAATCCAACTGATCCCGGAGATACCTTACATCTACTTCTCCGAGACTCAGACCCCTGTGAAGAATCACCAACAGTTATTGTTTTAGAAGAAATCAACACTCTTATCCGTAACATCAATGAAGGACTAGTTCAGAAACATAAGAACATTACTACACAAATTAACAATAAGTCAACATATAACACGTTCTTTGATGACCTAATTATGTATAAGCATGTTATTATTATTATGACAAGCAATGAAGATAAGCCGGCCATAGATGCACTTGACCCTTGTTATCTGCGTCAAGGAAGAATTCAGGGCGATTATTCTATGCCTGTAGCATTGCCTTAGAACAGACGCCTTCCCGATATAATTTAATAATCTCTTTAGAAATAACTGCAAATCCAGCAGAAACAGATATAATCTCCGGTAGTTGAATTCCAAGAATTTTTTCATACATAGCTGTCATTTCATCTGTCATTAAAAACTCAGCCCCTTCTTTGAAGACGCCTAGTACTAGATTATTCCAAGTTTCACTCATAGCAGGAATATCAGATTCTCCGCGTGTTAGAGCACAATCTGCTAGACAGACCAAGAATTTTATTAATTCTTCTAGTTTATCTTCAAGAAACCAATCAAAGAAACGTAATTCAATCCCGTGATTATAGTGTTTCTTATAATTAATATCAAGGCCTATTTTATCTAATCCTCTATACGCGGAACTTTCATGAAATCGCCGATACCACCAATAAGGAGTTTCAGACGCACGTATTTTTTCAATTTCAAGAGTTAAAACTTTACCTTCACGCATAGTTTCAGTATCATATGTTCCAATGCCAATATATCGGCTAATAGCGCATCGTTGGGATCCCTTAGCAAATTCGGGAAAATATGCCGAGAAAGGGTCAGGTGAACCATAGACAGCAATTAGAAGAGGTTCCATCCATTGATATAATAAAATAGCTTGTTTGTGCTGTTGTCTAAAAATCTCAGGATATAAAAGTGGTGGCGGCGCATCCGAAGTAGAATCCTTTGGCCCTAGCAGAGAAGGAAGTGTTATATTTATATGATATGTTCCATTATTGAACATAGCTACATTCCGCGGATTACTAAAATAAATAGCCCAACCAGGATTCCGCCGAGGATATTCTAATAATCCTTTTTCCTTCCATCGTTGTTTTAACAGCAAAAAAGCATTAATCTTCTGAAGGAATTTTTTTTTATAAGAGATAAGTTCCTCAACAACAGATTTGACTGTTGTTTTATAGAACCCCAATGTCATAAATTCAATTGAATCCCCATCAAATGTAAAGTTCTTTTCATACTCTTCCAAAAATATTGCTGGACAATATTCTTGAAGTTCAGCAAAAAATGTCTTTCCTTTGAATTTGGGATTAGGTTTCGGAACTTTCTCATAGGTTGTTTCATGAATTCCCTCTGTATTTAATTTGCTCAGTGCATGAGAATTTATAAATAAAGGCATACTTACAAAGCCGGACGCATCCGGAAATACATGTTCAAATGCATTTTTATAGTCAGGTTTATATGAAAAATAATAATTTACTGAGTAGCGTTCTTCCGCATGCCGTTCACGGACAAGAGGAGTAGAAACAAAAATCAATTTAGTAAACTGTAAATAAGTCTCTTCTTCAATACCTAGACCCCAGAAAAGTTCATTTTGCCCATACATTGATTTATATTTTTTATGTTTGGATAGTTCTTTGGCCATCCCCCTACTTTTTACGGAGCATCAAACCATTCCACAATAACGCCATTCTCCCGACGCACCTGTAGATTCTTGTAGACGGGCCGGCCCACAGACCAACCAGCACACTTCTTAAGATCCTCCACAACTGCTTGCGTTCCAAAGAAGGGATGCTCAATAACAGGACCCTTAAGACCATGTGCTAGAGTACAAGCAGTCACGCCACTGATGTTAATAATATGCCCCTTTTCTAGCACCAAATTATAGACTGTTCCTACAGGAACTGACTGCTGTCCGACTGTGTCTGCTCCAACAACCCAATTGACAGCGCCCTCCATATAGGGATGGTAGGGTGTCAGAAAGCAATCTCCAACCTTGCTCATCATAACAGAAGTAGCATCACCATGGCCAATTGTTACAAGAGCAATAACTCCGGCAGGGCCTGCTACAGTCCAAACCTGGTCACCAGGAGTAAGTGCCTGAATCTTCACAGTTGTTCCATTTGCCATCAAGACTGCATTATCCCCGTGGAAACAGCCGCCAGACTGAGCCGCCTGCGAATTAGTGCGGAGATAAGCGGACAGGTAGGCAGGATCATAAGCAGGAGCAGAACTGCTAGAAGAACCGTAGCCCCGCGAAGAACCAGTGGGCTGAGGAGGCTCCAGTGTCATAAAGAGCTCCTCCCCCTTGGCCACACACTGACCGAAGAGGGATGCCTCATCACCGCCATAAATCAGAGAACCGGGATCCTTAAAGTTCAGGCGCCGCTGGATTTGCTGAGCACGGCGATAGGAACGCATGTAATGCCCGCCCCAGCGCTTCCAGTAACGCGGAGCCATGCCAATCTGGCCTTCCGAAGGATCTGCCGACTCAATGTCCAGCAGAAGAGCCTTCACCCGCAGATCAGTGGAATCCGCAAATCGCTGGATAACCCTTTCAAGAGTAGGAAAAGCTCCATCAGTTCGCCCAGCCTCAGACATAGAAATAGCCTGCTCCATCGCAGCAACATACATCATCAGGGCCAGAGGATAATCAGGGATAGCAGAAGCCGTGGGCACAATCTCCGCACCCGCAGCAAAGACTTTTACAGTAGCACCTGCAGGAATATGAACAAGATAGTCACGGGGCTGACCAATGGCAAGAGGACCTGTGTGAATAGAAACGGGCGATCCGCTATTCACAGAGTACTGGATGATAGCATCCCGTGTTCCCGTCATCATCGCATTAGCAACCCAGTTAATAAAGACCGTACCAATCATCGTCAGATCCGGGATAAAGCCGAATGAGCCACCTCCAGAAAGAAGCATCTCTGCCAGCTGAGTTAGCAGGACACTATTAAGTTCATAACCGAAGCCAAAGGTGGAAAAGGTCCACGGATTCGTCATATCCAGGCGGGAAAGAGCCTTTACTGTGCCAGACGGAGAAGGAACTACTGTCTCGGCACCATCCGTCAGAAGGGCCCCGAAGATGGCGCGGCCCTTGTGCTCAGGACGATTGGCAATACTCATCATTGCACGGATAGCCGCATCAATATTCGTCATGGCATCAGGCTGAACTGTCTGAAGAACAGCCTTGAGCTTTCCCTTTCCAGCACCATCCATCCGTGTAGGCTCCAGCACAATCTTCGCAGCCGTTGAGAAGCTGACAACTGCTAGAGAGTCCTCAGGTCCCAGCATAGCACCAATAGAATTGATAGTATGCTTGGCTAGATCCATGCGTGTATAGAAGATCTCCTTATTCTCGGGATCAGTCAGTTCACCCATAGAGCCAGAGTTATCCAGCCCAATGATATAGACCCCGCCCTGCTTGCCACTAGCAGAATCAGTCTCCGCTGTAAGATGAAGAAATGTCTTTCCATCATCACTGAAAGTCTCTGCCTTTACGGCAATCGCACCGTCGCGAAAAGGAGCAATGCCTCCAGCTCCAGCTCCAGCCAGCGGATGCGCCACCAACCAGTCAGCAATGGTCTGCTTGAGATGGCGCTCGGGCCTGTGCGAACCAAGAGGAGTCCGGCAGGTGGGACAGTTATTACGGGTCAAAGACCACTGATTAATGGCAGCCCGCTCAAAGATGTGTCCCTCCGCACACACATTGACTGGGTCCATCATAATTTCGCCTGTGATTGGGCACAGGAACTCATCCGGAATTACAGAAGACGCCGACATCTTAGATTGCTGATTACCTATTTCTTACGATTACCTGCAAGTGTATCCATAAAAAATAAAGGGTCAATTTTTTTGTTGTATAATCCATAGATTTTTTTAAAATAGATACTGTGACATGATCTCCACAATCTCATCCCGAATGACAGGCTCTGTATTTACAGTCTTCATCTTCTCCACCTCTTCAGAAGTGAACTTGAGTGCAATATGCTTACTACCTGAAGAAGCCGCGCGCGTATTCACAGAAGAAACTAGACGGAGATAGTGCAGGAATTCCATAGGCTCCAGCATGTCCAGATCAAGAACACGTACACGCTTACGAAAAGGCCCTTCCGCACGCCAACCCTGCCACCAGATCCTCTTTGCGGCATCCATTAGAAGTTCAAGAGACGCCCAATGAATCTTCTCGGGTGAACCTGTTTCAAGCGGAGGCATCTCATCGTCAGCAAAATCAGTATCATCCTCAAGGGGAGGCATAGGGGGTAGAGGAGCAACAGTAGGAGGATAAACCGGGATGCCAACAGTAGGAGACGTCAGCAGAGCAGGCATATCCTTAAATTCCCGATGCTCAAGTACAGCAGCCGCCCTAATTACCTTCATCGCAGACAACCAAGAAGCATTCATCTCCCCCGAAGCTACTGCGGGAATGACAGTGTGACCGATGCCTACAGGAGGCGTCAGAAACTGAAAGATAGGATAACGAACTACCGGCCCCTTAGGCCAAGACTTAGGCACATTTCGCACAAGGTCAAAGCCCGTAGGCCAATAATAAACCTCCTTTCCATTCGGACTAGAAGGCCGCACAACCTGAAACATATCATCCTGCGGATAATCCTTGCTCTTGCCAACATTATACCAGATTCCATCTGAAACATTACTGGTCAAAACCTGAAATTTCCCTCCATCAATAAAGAGGACCTGATAACCATTCTCCGCGGGACGGTAAATTGCAACATACTTAGGAAAATTACTCATTCTTATCAGCACGTACAGATTAATCAACAAAAAAAAGCAGTCAATTTTTATTCCTTACATTGAGAAGAATTCACGAGTGATAATCTCAGTTCGCAAAGAAGCAAGTTCATCAAGAGAAAGAGCATCAATCTTCTGATAAAGATCTGCGGATGTTTTGAGTTTACTCAAATCAAACCCATCTGCTAGAATAAGTTTCTGCAAAACCCAATTAAGAAGTTCCCAAGAAACACTATCGCAAAATTCTGAAATCTTATGTAATGACCACAATAGG